CTCTTAAATCAGAATTTTCTCGTATTCTTTCAAGATACTTTTGTTTTGGTGCATATGACAACGGTACTTTTAATTGGCTAATAACTGCACCTGAAGAATTCTTACGAATAATGTTAATGTTGTTAAAAAGCCTGCCGAACAGCGCTACCGCTTTTTTAGTTTTTGAATGATAGAAGTGACCGCCAAACATTAGTTATTACTCACATCGCCGAATGGGTTAGATTCACTGAAATCGATAAAGTCTGCACCCGATGAAAAGGCTGAATTTTGTTCATTTTCAGATAGTTGATTATCTTCAACTACAAGAGATATAACACCTGTCGAACCAGTTGTTAATCCTGTTATTGTTTGACCAGTGGCAAACGTATGATACTTACCATCATCAGCACCTGCGTGTATAATAGAAAGTTTGTCATCTGAATCACGGAACTGAGCAACTTCACCTCTCATCGTTGTATCACCGCTCGGAGTAGTAATTACCTCACCAACTTGAAATGGATTACCTGTAAAACTTGTCAATGATAAGACATACTTATATGCGTATTTGCGTTCTAAATCATCTAGACTTTCAACTTTACCTGTCACTTGATCTGTAATATCAAGTCCAGTGTCCATATCTTCGCCAGTGTATTCGAATAACTGACATCTTAATTTGAATACTGGTAAATTACTTAATTGATAAAAAGGTTGTTCATGTTCAACGTGTGATATCTGAAAGAAACTTTTGCTTAAAGGTAAAAATATCAGATCACCTTCTCTTGGTCTTACAGCCGTTAATTCAATATCAAATTTTTTTATCTGTTGTTCCCATCTTCTTTTAGAAACAATGAATGTAGCTTCATCTCTTATCTCTACACCAAATCGAGTAAATAAATCACCTTCACCGTCAAAACCTTCGGTGTTTTCAATATACATTTCGACCTTATGAGCTGAGTTAAAACTTGAAACTGGATCGTCACCAAGTATTGTATCTTCATTAACGAGATCACGCGGCAAATAATATACATCTTGGCCATAGATCTTTAAAGATTCTATTACAATATCTTCATATAATTTTTGCTCTGATCTAATTTTATCAGAAAAATAAAGATTTTTCATGTTAACCTACGAAAAAGTCTGGTGGAAATTCGTGTTCTAATCTTATGTTTTCTCTAAGAGTTTGTATTTCTCCAGTAGCATCATCATATATCTGTCTTCCGTTTAAAACGACTCCTCCGGGTAATTGCATTCCTTCAAACTTAACTAAGTTTTGACCCCATTGTTGTTTAATCAATGCAGTAGTGTATTCTTTCACAAACATATCGTTAAACACAGATGTATGAGTTGATGGATCGACTATAGAGTAAACCTCTGCCACAATATAATCACCAGCTTTTATGTCTCCATCTGCAAAATCACCAAATATATATAAACGATTCTGTCTTCTTGCAAATTGAACTTGTGGATGACCATTTAATTTCATATCTAAGAGAGAAAGATACTGTTGCATTTGTTCATAATATGCTAAATCACCAGCAAAATTCATTAAATCTGCTATATCATTTAACATCATTTGATATTTTATATCAAAAAAGTTTCTCGAATTATTAAAAGAACTCGTCAGTGGAAACATCTTTGATACAAAAAGTATGTTACTTGCTAAAGTGATATACTCATTTGACACATCAGTTGGAGTTACTAGATGTTTAAGATAAGTTCTGATCGTAGCATCAGAATGATACTCTTGATAATATTGTAACGCTTCGTCTACTCTATCTTCCAATTGATCTTCGTCAACATTGATTTCAATAACTGGATCACCGAGCTTTCGTTTAGCGTAATCTATAAGAGTTGCACGTGATGTAGGAGCTGCCATTTTTAAATCCTTTTATGCTATTTATATGCATCTATAATCTTAATAGCAGTTTTCATAGCATCTAGCATTGTTTTAGATCTTCTGAGTTTTGCTTTTAATGCTTTCTTCTTAGAGTCTTTTATTGCTTCAACTTCAAATAATTTAATCTTAAACATAAAAAGCTTTTCTTTATCTGCTTTTTCATCAAATGAACCAAACAAAAACTGCACTATTAATTTCATAGCATCAACACTATATAAGTTAGTTATATCGTGAACTAGTCCTGCTTTTTTAGCATACCTAACTACATCATCTTTAAATGCTAGATCTTGAGCTTTTATTTGTTGGTAAGTTGCTTCATGTAATGAGTCAATATCAATGTGAGTTAATAAGTTTTTCCAACTACGATCACCTTCTTTAGCTTCAATATATTCATACGCAGTATCCATTCCATCATTACTTTTCCACCAAGCTTGAACAATAGTTCTTTCATTATTAGTAAAATGCGCTGATAAAAAATCATAACCTTCAATTGCCATTTTTACTCCCTGTTTATTTTCAATCGATATGTATTAGCAGTGGTTGCACTACCATTTGGAAATTCTTGTGCACGATAATCATTAGTATTAACAAATCTAGTTTGACGATTACCGCTGCCATTTAATATTGTATTGACCATACCAGAACCTCTGTTATTTCCGCTTCCATCAATATTATATCTTATTTTTGCGCCTGTAGTGTTAGCTGCGTGATGTTTTACTTCGTTCAATAACATGGTATCAAAATCGCCTGAACTATATTCTTGTAAATTATTATCACCATCTACTTGCAACGGTATAGTGATCGATGGTGCACTGCCTTGATCTGTTCGCATTAGATAGTAATTTGATATGGTGGTTGGTTGGTCTTGTGTTTCAGGAATACTACCTGCAGCATATGCACCAGTGTTTGCACGTGTATCAGTAAAAACGGCCGTACTTGATATCAATGTATGACCCGATAAAGAAGTTGCTGTATGTATTCTGAATGTACCATCTCTATCATTTCCATCTACCAGTGTATCGATAGCTTGTGTGATAAATGTATCATACAGATCAGTAGCTGTCATCGCTTGAATAGTTCCAGATCCATCATAATAAACTGGGTACAATTTAGCATTAGTGTCTGTTGGAGTACTAAGGGACGCAACAGTTTGGCTGATTCTATCATAAGTCACCGTGACTGTGCTTGGTTCTCCGGTTTCACTTTCTGTAGCAAATCTATCTACTCTTGTTACTGATGCACCGGCCTGTAGCCTTGTGTCATTCATACCAGAAGATATGTTACCGCTACTTGAAACTTGAGAAACTGTAACACTTGGATCACCGCCGTATACATACACGACTCGATTTTGTATCTCCGTTATCATTGAAGATGTCATCTCTTGGAGACAGTTATCTGTACTGTTCCAGTATAAAGGAGTTCTCGCTGTCATTATTAAGCACCTGCGCCATGTACTGTTTTAAGAGTACTTCCACTACTATTTTTAATCAACAAGGTTGATAAAGTTTTTAATTCTGCGGAACCTACCGCATCATTTGCTATTTTTGCTTCTGTGATTTGATCATCTGCAATATGAGCAGTATCAATAGAACCATCTGTATAGTGTTCTGAATTGATTGCATCATCCGCTATTTTTGCTCCAGTGACAGCATCGCCATTTATCATTGCAGTTTCTACAGCATTATTAGCTATTGTAACCGCTCCAGTGTTTGCCATTGTGACATCGCCTGATAATGCTGCAGCTGTAAAGCCTGTTCCATCACCTATTAATATTTGTGTGTCTGTAACTGCTTTTGCAGATAAGACACCTGAACTATTAGCATCTCTTACTATTACGGTATTTGCAGCTGCGTTAGCTATCTTTGCCAATGTGACCTGTGCATCTGCAATATGTGCGGTATCAATGGAACCGTCAGTGTAATGTTCAGAGTTAATCGCATCATCTGCAATTTTATCTCCGTTGATGGCATCTCCTGCAATCATTGCAGTTTCTACCGCGGTATTAGCTATTGTAACTGCACCGTTAGCCGCTATAGAAATATCACCTGATACTGCTACAGGATTAAAATTAGTTCCATCTGCAACCATGATGTGACCACTTGTATTTGTGCCCATGGTAAGATCATCACCGGATATTGTAAGGTCTCCAGTAATTGTAACATTATCTGCAAATGTAGCTCCTCCTGCCGCAATGTCAGCTAAGTCATAACCAGTACCACCGGTATTAACAGTAGTGCCCGGCTCTGCTTGTAAATCATCAAAGAATGTGAAAGGGTCACCTGAAACGCTTTGGTCTCTAAATATACCTGCGAACTTAGCAGTTCCACCTACTCCGTATTGACCATAGAATCCAAAGTCCACATCGTCTGCACTAGTACCTTGGTCTTTTGCAAGTTTTAATAATGAGTCTGCTATAGCAACCGTTGTAGAGGCTACAGTTGTTGTTGTTCCACTTATAGTTAAATCACCACCGACAACCACATCACCATTAAAGGTAGCTTTACCCGCTAACGCCATATCAATATCAAGAGCGGTAATAGCAGAAGAACCGTCTGTTCCGTTAATTGTAAAGTTTTTATCAGCAGTAGGAACGGTTAATACAGCATCTCCACTATTTGCATTAGTGAGAGATATTAAATTTACGTTATTTCCATAAAAGTGAATTTCATTGGCAGTTTCAAAATCTATTTTTGTTTGATCATCTTCTCCAATTTTAATGTCAGCAGCTAATAAACTTGTTATTCCAGTTTGTGCTGCATCTACATTTAAAGTGTTTGTAGATAAAGTGATACCAGTTCCTGCTACCAAAGCAGTTTTAGATACTGCAATGTTTGCACCAGATGCCACACTTGCATCTACAACTGCATCGGATGCTAGTTCGTCTGCACCTACTGCATCGTTAGCAAGATGTTCATTATCAATACTTCCTGCCGCATAATGCTCTGAATTAATAGTATCGTCTGCTATCTTTGCTCCAGTTACTGCATCGGCCGCAATCTTTGCTGTAGTAACTTGAAGATCAGCTATATGAGCTGTATCAATTGATCCATCCGTATAGTGCTCAGAATTAATTGCGTCATCCGCAATCTTATCTCCTGTAACTGCGTCAGCTGCTAATTCAGCTGTTACAACACCACCGTCTTTAATTGTTACTGCACCGCTTGATACCGCAAAATTGTCTCCACTAAATGAAGCAATACCTTTATTAGAAGTTGTAGCGTCTTCACCTGAAATTTCTCCAGATGATATATCAATACCTTCACCTGCAGTAATATGTGCTCTTACTTCGGCAGCGGATGGTCCAGTGTATGTAAATACACCTGTGCTACTATTATATGCAAATGATCCGTCACCACCGGCATCTGTTGCAGATACTGCGTTCTTTGCATCACTGTCAGCTCGTGCTGTAGTAAAATATTTATTAGTACCTTCAGATAAATCAGATGTACTTGCAGAATCGATTGCAACATTAAAGTCACTATCAAAGTTTGCTTTAGTATAAACGCTTTCTACATCAAAGCTAAATTGACCGGTGCCAGAGTTATATGATAAGTCTCCAGCCGCAGAGAACATACCTCTTACGTTGGCTGAGTCAATATTAAACTCACCTGATGATACACTTAAACCTTTATTGGCAGTTAAATGTGCTCGTACTTCTGATGCACTTGGTCCTGTGTAAGTCATTACACCTGAAGCAGAATCATAAGTGAATGAACCATCTCCGCCTGCATCAACTCCTAATAGAGCTCTTTTTGCATCTGAATCAACTCTTGCTGTAGTATAGTATAAATTAGTTCCTTCAGTTAAACCGCCTGTATTATGATTTGATAATGTACTTACTTGACCTGTTACGTTTCCAGTTACATTACCTTCAATGTTAGCTAACATTGTTCCAGTTGTTACTGAAAGATTACCTGTTGCATCGGCAGTAGCTGTGGTAGTACCAACAAGAAACTTATCTTCTGATTCATCAAATCCCATAAACGCGTTGTTACCTGTGGATCCACGTTCCATCAAAATACCAAGATCATTAGAGTTTGAGCCAGATAAGCCGCTGCTTAATTCAATTAAATGGTCTGCAATTTTTGTATTGGTTGATGAAACCGTTGTTGTAGTACCGCTTACAGTTAAGTTACCTGCAATTGTAACATTGTCTGGTAAACCTAATGTGAATTTTCCTGAACTTTCATTAACCTCTACTTCATTAGCTGTTCCTATGACAGTTACTGTTCCACCTAATGCTATTGCTGTTGAAGTAGAACTATCGGATACTGTGATCGATGAATTACTTAATGATGAATTACCGATGTTTGATAAGGTGTTTGAAGCACCTGATATTGTTTTATTAGTTAATGTTTGACTTGACGAGACGTTTACTAATGCAGTTCCACCAGCAGTCGAACTATCATGCACTCGTAACGTATCGAGGGTGGTGTCTACTGATATTTCGCCAGATCCACCCGTAAAGGAGTTATTCTGTGATGTGGTACCCCTTCTGAATTTAATAGTTGTTGGCATATTTTTTCCCCTATAACGCTCCTAAATCGTATTGCTTAATTTCTACTACTGGATCTAAACAATCATAATCTGAGTTATTTATTACACTCACACCGAATGCATCTGGATTAACTAAGCCTCTAGGAGTAGCTCCTACGGCAGTTGATTCGTCTGCATTCAAATCAATATTAGTACTATTTATAACATTTACAAACCCAATATCACTGGCAGAGACACCACTTTTTATAAATCCTACTAATTTGTGATTTGCCAGTCTTTTTATCATGATATAGCTCCAGCGTCTATTGCTTCTAATCTTCCTCGTGGTTCCATGTTATCATATACATCACGCTGTAATACACCAAATGCATCATTAGTTGATAGAGTAACTGCTCCACCGTCAATCGAAGTCAATCCATTAAGTGTGCTAATTGTAAAAGTATTTGTTTCATATCCAATTACATCAAATGCTATAAGATCTAATATCGTGGAAGAATCAAGTCCAACACTACTAGTTGCTAATCTTTCGTCAAAGGAAGAATCAAATCTTGCATCAAATGAACTATCTGTCCTTGCTTGAGTGTAATATAAATTATTACCTTCACTTAAATCGGTAGTACTAAATGGATTTAAATTAATTGAATCTGTTAATTCAGTTCCAGCAGAAGTAGAAATTGTCAATAGACCACTTGAAGAGTCAAATGCAACTCCAGTCACACCTGCGATTGAAACATTTGATGCACTAGTAATTTGACCTTGTGCATTGACTGCAATCTGTGGTACTTGTGATGCAGATCCATATGTTGCGGCAGATACACCTGTGTTTGTAATGTTGATTACACCTGAAGATGAATCGTGTGTTATACCTGTTCCACCTAATAATGCGGCTTTTGCTGCGCTATCTGCACGTGCCGTTGTATAGTATAGATTAGTACCTTCACTTAAATTAGTAGTACTAAATGGATTTAAATTAACTGAATCAGTAAATGAGCTTCCGTCTGCAGTTGTGATTGTAAGTAATCCACTTGAAGAATCATACGTTAAGCCAGTTACGCCGGCAACTGCAACTGATCCTGCAGAATCTATCTGGCCTTGTGCATTAATTTTAAGTACTGGTATTTGAGAAGCAGAACCATAGGTTGCAGAATCAACACCTGTGTTTGTAATACTAACTGCGCCTGTGGTTGAATTATAAGTAATTCCTGTGCTACCTGATAAATAACCTCTAATAGTTTGTGTAGAATTAGATCTTCCTAATGCGGAATCAAAGTCAGAATCAAATCCTAAGTATTGACCTTGAAATGGTTTATTAAATACAAACTTATCACCAGTTGCAGCATAGGTTAATGTGGCACTTGCACCATTGATTGTAATACCTGCGCCATCGGCAGCTGCAGCGTTTGAAGCAGAATCTGCTAATACGAGATTCTTATCGTTTAAGCTTACAGTTGTTGAATTAATTGTTGTGGTAGTACCTTCAACTTGTAAGTTACCAAGTATTTGTACGGTACCGGTATTATCACCTACAGTTGCAGGATCGATAACAAAGCTTGCAGGACCTCTTACTGAATTAAATGTTACGTCATCAGAAGTTCCAACGGCTTGACCGATTGCGATGACACCGGTTGATGAATCGTATGTTACACCTGTTCCACCAAGTAAGGCCGCCTTTGCTGCACTATCTGCTCTTGCAACAGTATAATAAAGATTAGTGCTTCCTTCACTTAACTTATCCGTAGTTGCAGAGTCAAGATTTTTATCAAAGTCTGAATCACTTCTTGCCACTGTATAGTATAAATTATTAGAACCTTCAGATAAGTCATTTGTAGTGGCAGAATCTATAGCAACATTAAAGTCACTATCAAAGTTTGCCTTGGTGTATACCTCCTCAACATCAAATGTAAATTGGCCAGTTGCTGAATTGTATGATAAATCACCACCAGCACTAATCGCTCCACGTATCTCGGTAATACGATCGTCTGAATCATGAAGAGTTGTAGAGAACGTTCCACCGTCAGCAGTATTGATTGTAAACACACCTGTGGCAGAATCATAACTTGTGGACGATACACCTGCAACTGAAACGGTACCTGCAGAATCAATTTGTCCTTGTGCATTAATTTTAAGAACTGGTACAAGAGATGCTGAACCGTATGTTGCTGCAGTAACTCCCGTATTGGTAATACTTATTGTATCGGTTGCAGAATCGTAGGTGATACCTGTTCCACCGTCAAGTGCTGCACCTAAATCTGAATCAAAGTTTGCTTTTGTATATACTGATTCTACATCGAAACTAAACTGCCCTGAAGAAGAGTCATAACTTAAATCACCAGCAGCGCTAAAGAATCCTCGTATCTGAGAAGTTGATGCAGACAGATCCATATTAACAGGAGAATTTGCCGAGTCAGTTACAAGGAATTGAGTTCCAGAATCTTTGAGTTTTAATCCGCCAAGGAAAATTGTACTTCCACTTAGATGTATGTCTTTAAACCTATGAGCGCTATCGCCAATAGATCTAGTTCCGTCACTATCTGGAATTATATTGCCAAAGGTTGTAGTTGTACCAGTGACTCTTATACCACCTGCACTATCTCTCACATTATTTAACGATGCGGCATTAACAGCACGTACGGGTGTTCCTAAGACAATCTTTTTAATAAACGTTGTGCCAGCCATTTCTACCCCTATTTAGTCACTGAAGGCGTTACTTGGAGTCTTCCTTCCAAAATTCTTTCAACAATGGTAGTACTATCACTGTCCTGAAAAGAAATTTCTACGTCATAAACGTATCGTCCTGCTTTAAGAATATCAGTGGTAGCATTTGGTAATGTAAGCTGTATGATTCCTGCAGTAGTCGGAGAATTTATAGAAGTTGTAAAAGAGTGTGTATCTGAGCTATCGCTGTTATAATTCTTTTTCAATTTTGCATTAACAGCAAATCCTGCTAGATTTTTTTGATCTCCATTTTCATCTGTGCAATGAATTTTAATTGTTACGTCAGAACCCTGATCAATGGTGAATTCTTCATATTGGGCCATGAAATACTCCAGTTGATTTCTTTGTCGGACTTCCGTCCCTGCCATCTTTTACTTATTTATACAATTTCAAATCTTGATAAATACATTTATGAAATTAAATATTATTTGCACAAGTAGACCGTGCGATGGTTTATTTTATTATAGTTATGAATACACACAATATTTAAATTTGTGTGGAATCAAGACTCAAATGATTGTTATAACACATCCTCATTTTACCTCTGAAGATTACATTAATTCTATTAATCAAAAATACATCTCATTTAAAAATGTAGTGTTTGATGACTTTGATGATGATTCGACATGCAATTTAATCATGGGTAGAAGTATGTTGACTCTACCTTGGCTTGATCGTAAATCATATACACAAGATCAATTAATGATATTGCATCTTCTTTTTAAAAATAAAATTATATCAGTATATTCTGAAAACCATAAGACGAGATACTATAAGGCTTTACAATATTTTCAACCTGAAGAAGTCATAGACTTATGCGATCATGATGTATATCCAAATGGAATAGGCAAACATTTTGAAAAAAAGATATTCTTTGATATACATAAACCAGTTACAGAAAATTATCAATTTGAACATCTTTTTATTGGTACAAATAGAACTTACTACGATGCTGCTAAAAAATTAGCTTATAAATATAAATCTCATGGCATAATAATATACGATAATTATGATCATGATTCTAATTTAAATAATGTGATTGCGCCTGTTGAAAATTTATTAGGAATATTTAAAAAATACATATATACTAAAGGCACGGTAGATCCTGCGCCTAGGCTTATTCAAGAGTGCAAATATCACAATAAAGAAATTATATACGAAGCTTCAAACACAGGAGCAGAAGCGTATAAAAATAGACCTATAGAAAAACCAAATGTAGAGAGTATAATAAATGAATTATGAAGGTTGGGACCAAGACTATCTTGAAAATGAATTACTATATTTAAATTTATTTAATGATGCAATTCAAAAAGACAATGAAAAAAACGTAGAATTTTTAGAAAAAAAGATTTCTAAATATATTGGACGTAAACATGGAATCGCAATTAATAGTGCAACGGACGCATTGTATTATTCACTTAAATGTTATGATATTGGTCCAGGAGATGAAGTGTTAGTAAGTGATTTTTCTTGGATATCTTCTGCATCTTGTATTCTTATGGCTGGTGCAACTCCTGTATTCTGTGACATCGATTTAAATTCTTATCATATGTCATTTGATGAGATTAAAAAGAAAACTACAAGTAAAACTAAAGCAATCATTTACACTCATCTCTTTGGTAATATGACTGAAACACAAGAGATAGAAAACTATTGTAAACAAAATAATATAACATTTATTGAAGATGCTGCTCAATCACTTGGCTCAAAATACAAAGATAAATATGCAGGAGCAATTGGTGATATCAGTTCTTTTAGTTTTAATCACAATAAAGTTATATCAGGAATATCTGGTGGAGGCATGATATTTACTGACATAGATTCAACTGCAGAATATTTACGCAAGATAAGAAAACACGGTAAAGGCAAAGATTATGAAACTCTCGGTTATAATTCAAAAATGTTTTATATGAATGCAGCATATATTGAAATGAGATTTGATAGAATGAATGAATTACAAATGCGTAGAGTACGAATAGCTCATAAATATCAAGAAGAGTTAGAAGATTTACCTGTTGTAACTCAAGTAGCTGATAATAATTTAGTGCACAATTATCATAAATACGTAGTAAGATTTGAAAGTAAAGAAATAAGAGATGAAGTAAAAAATACTCTAAAAGCAAAAATTCATTATGATTCGCCGATATCAAAAAATAGCATGTTTAATCTAACGCCATGTCCTAATGCACAAATAGCAAGTGACACTGTACTTTCTTTACCTTGTCATCCATACGTAACTGATGAAGAAATAAGCCAAACTTGCATGACTATAGGAATTATAGCGTGAACATTAACGAAATTGATGTATTTAAAATAAGAGCAATAGATTTTTACTTGTCAAAATCTTGTAATAAATCTTGTCACTACTGTACTGCTTGGACATTAGAGATGAGAAACTTAACAGTTGACATGGATTTTTTAAGTAAAACTTTAAAATGGCTTTCACCTTATGTTGTTAGAATACAACTACTCGGTGGAGAACCGGGTCTCATAAAAAATTTAGATGAAGTTCTTAATGAAATTAAAAAATATCCAAACTTAATACCTACTATTTTATCCAATTCATTTGTAAGAAAACGATATCCTCACGTGCTTGATGATCCTAATATACTTTACCAAGAACACTTAGTTCTTGATTTTCATGAAGATAGAATAGAAAAGTTAGGTAACTTTGATTTCTTTGAAGAGAACGATAAAAATAACTATAACATTATTATTATGACTCCAAATTATTTTAAATACAGAGAAAATCATGATTTAACTAGAGTCGATCATAAAAATACTCAATTAAAAAAATTTAATTCAAGATCTCCTAATTTTATAGACATGGAACAAGCACCAGAATTTGATAGAAGAATATGTGCTGCCTTTCCAAAGGTTCCTGTAGTAGATTTTGAGTTGCAGAGAATAAGACACTGCAGTAAAAAAGTAATAAATGGTTCGAGAAGATATGAAGTAACAGAAGAAAATATTAATAAGATGATGAACTATGAACTTTTTGCGTTTGAAGAGTATTGCAAAAAATGCTTTGAGCCGATTGATAAAAGATCACAAGAACAGATACTTGATATAGTTGCCGTAGGAAAAGTAATGCAATGAAAAAAATATTATTAGTAAGTGGTTGTAGTTTTACAACACGTGAATATAAATCTCATCAGCACCCAGAAAAAGATTTTGCTTCATATGATAAATGGCCAGAGATGCTTGCAGAAAAACTTAATATGCAATGTGTCAACTTGGCAAAGTCAGGAGCCGGAAATGAATTTATTTCTAATACTATTATTGATTACATAGAAACAACGGATAAGTCAAAAATTGGATTAGTTATACCTGCTTGGTCTCAATGTCGCAGAAGAGATTATCAAACGTATTCCACTAGATCAAAAAGTACTAGATGGAGATTTGAAATGTATGATCTTTTTGGTGATACTAGATATTGGATAAGGAAAAGTCTTAAAACTTATTATTTTTTTCAAATATATTGCGATTATTATAATATACCTTACAAACAAGTTCAAATGATAGAATTATTTAAAGACAATATTGAAATTGATTTTAATGAAGAAAAGAAAGAAATGGATGATTTTACAATAGATGAAATGTATTATAAAAAGCTTAAAAACTTTATAGGAGAAACTACACCTATTTTAAGTTTACAAGATGCTTTAACTGGTAATAGAAGAGACAAAGAAAAAATTAAAGAATTTTGTATATCTTCAGAAGACTGGCATCCAAGTAAAAATGGACATCGCTGGATGACGGAGTATATCTATGAAAATATTTAGTGCATCATTTAGTCCACACGATCACAATACGTATGATGGTGAGTGGCACAATCAGCGAGAAAGATATACTCGTAGAAAACACAACATCCCTTGGCATTTTGACGCGTATCCACAATACGACACAGCAAGTAAAATGAATTCAGATGATAATAGTGCTGGTATAAAATTTTATGAAGAATACTGGAATCCTAAAAATCATGACATGTACGCATTTACCACTACTATAGGTGGAATGAATAAAATACCTCAATTACAAATATTCAAAGATGATATTGATTGGTACCCTAAAAAACTATGGGATTACAAAATGCTCGACAATAACTTGTATTACATAGATCATCATCAATCGCATGCAGCATACGCTTACTTACTATCTGAGTATGAACAGTCTGACATATTAGCTATAGACGGAAGAGGATGGAAATACAATTGTATTTTTATTGACAAAGAAAATAATATAACTGATTTATCCGAAGAAATGAATATAGGCACGTTATGGAATTATGTATCTAAAGAACTTGGATTTGGAAATCTAGGTGCAAGTAAAGTGATGGGTCTTGCCGCTTATGGCTCATATAGAGATGACATTCACATGATATTAGATGGATATTGGGATGACGTTA